CCGTGTTGCTGTTCCCGTTAAACCCCTCAGCACCAATAGCGAAAAATGTTCCGGTCTTGTCGCATGCTACGGTGTATCCAAACTTGTCTTGGTTATTGTTCGGGTTTGCAATGTTTGCCGTTAGAGCGTTTACGAATGCCCCGTAATAATATGCCCTGCCTGTATTACTGCCGCTAGGATTTGCGTATGCCCCAACAAGAACCCGCCCATCAGACCAACATGCCACTGAAAAACCATACCTATCATTGTTACCACCGGTAGGGTTCGTAAAAGTTACTTGGAGCGTATTACCCGTAGATACCCTATATCCGTAGGCGCGCCCTATTGCGCCACCGGCGCTAAACCCATCTGAGCCGATGACGATAAAGTCACCGGCGATTGCAACTGATCGACCAAAGGTGTCTGACGCACCCCCGTTCGGATTGGTGAATGTAGCGGTCAGACTCCAAGTGGTTCCGCTTCGCGTGTACCTGTACGCCCTACCGTTATTGCTTGCCTGTGTGTCGTCGTCAAACGCGCCGACGACAATGTTATCACCGCTGATGGCAACAGCGGAGCCGTAGGCAGAGTTTGGATTGTTTGCCGGGTCAGTAAGCGTTTGCTGAAGTGTCCACGCGGTACCGTCATAGAAGTAAATGAGTACCTTGCCGAGAATGCCACCCACACCGTAGCCAAGAACTGCGTAATCCCCATCAAGCGCAACAGCGTAGCCCAGTTGGTTATTGGAGGCGTCCCCGTTGACCGTCAGTACATTGGCCGCTGCATTGAACCCGGTTGTCGTCGGCAACAGCGCGAGATTGCCTGCGTCCAGATTTTGAGTGTCGTTGATACCATCAAACGGCACTGCCGACAGGTTGACGTCATCGTTCACCAACTGATTCGATGGTAGTGCAGCCAGAGCCATCGTGGAGGCGGCGTTGGCATACGCCACAGAACTGACCGTAGCCCGCTTGCCCGCAGGAACGGTGTAAACCTTCTGGTAGCCGCGCCCGGTGATTTTGGTTTTTCCAAGTGCCATGTTTTATCTCCTGATTAGAACGAACTAAAAAAGAACGCTTTTGCGTTATTAACTTCGGGCGTGGGCAACGTCACGTCGCCAGTGCCCAACAACGTCTGACCGTTTACGGTCTTCAAAGACGTCCAAGACGCATTCGTCCCATCTGTCGTTACCACTTTGCCTGCGTTTCCAATCTGATCCGGAAGCGCATTATTAAACGCTGCCTGCATAACAAAGGCAGTGGTTGCAATCGTTGTATTTGCTGTACCCGTTGCCTGTGTCGTAGAAAACGACGCGTTGATGGCGTTAGTGGCAGTTGATGCCGAGCCTGCCGTCGTTGCAAAGTCAGCGGTTGCTGCCGTTGTTGCAGTGGTGGCGGTTGCTGCCGATCCTGCCGTCGTTGCAAAGTTGGCGGTGGTGGCGGTTGCTGCCGTCGTTGCAGTAGCGGCATTGCCACCAATCGATAGCGCCGCTGCCGTTCCAGTAAGACCCGATCCATTGCCCGCGATTGTACCACTAAAAGTAATGTTTGCAAACGACGACGTACCGCTTGCGGCGTTTACATTACCGTTAAGCGTGCCGACGAAACTGGTTGCAGTTATTGTTGTCGCTTGAATCGTAGGAACGAAAAACGACTGAGCATAGACGTTCTTGAACGTAAAAGTGGGACTGCCGATGTCGATGTCATTCGTGGTGGTGGGCAGCAACGCACCGTCCACAATTCGCATCTGCTCAGTGGAAACACCGAGCGCATTGACCAAAAACGACAACCGATTATTAAGCGCATCGACTACAATCTTATTGCGTTGATCGGGATCGGAAATGAGCGGAATAAGACCGCCCTCTGCGGTGCTACCATCGTGTCGATGCCCCGACGCGACAACGAACGCATCGCGCAAAGCGTTGAATTCATTGTTGAGCGGCGTCGCACGAATAACGGCGGTCGGGGTGATGTTGGCAGCAGATTGTCGAACGTATCCTGACACTGTTATCTCCTATCGTTATAAGTGAAGTTCATCACCAATCCTTGAATATTGTGACTCAAGTTTGTATCATTTGTGACGTATGTGAACGACACCGAGTTACCCGACCCTGAAATGTTCGTCTTCACAACCGGTGAAGGGTTGCCATCGTAGACGGCAACGCTGTCATACACCGCTTTGTTATAGAACGCCGCAGAATTCCGCGTCGTTATAGCATAGTTGGAAGGATTCAATACAGAAACACTGTCTTCAAAGTCGTATGAAACACCAAATACAATGTTTGTTCCGCCTTCTGCCCGCAGAAAAGTGGTCACGTTGTACAGGGTCTTGCGAATTGTAGGGTCTTCAAAGTAGTAGTACGGGGTCTGATACACGCTAAGGATGTCGCGCCCGTCGAAACTGCTACCCGATTCTTGCTTGTAAACCTTACCCATAGAATCGCCGTGAAGTATGATTTCATCAATACCAATAAGACCGCTTGCAGCACATGATGCGGTGATGTCAAAGAGTTGCGAAAACTCAATCATCATCCCTTGCTCCATGCGCCGACGCCCACCAAGAATGCCGAAGACGCCCTCAGTATTTGATAAAAATCTAAACTGACTCTTGCGGTTGTAGACGACGCTCGTAAACTTTTCAACGTCGATGTTTTGTACAGCAATTTCTTCGATCAGAGAACTGATGGTGTCCTGAATCTGTTTCGACAAATTTTCAAGCTCTACGTCACCGATCCTGTCGGTTCCGGCGATTGGGCGAAAACCGTCATAGCTCAAAAACACCAAATTACCCGTAAACTCAACCACGCTGTCGGGCACAATGCATCCGAGGTTGTTCGTTACTTCTTGAACGTCAAAGTTGGCAATGCTAGTTCCAGTAAGCCGCTTGATGGAGTTTTTACCAAAGATATATAGAACATCGCGGAAGGACTTGATTTGTACAATCGGGAAACCAACATTGATGACACCGGCACCGGATGCGGGGGTGAAATCAGTTTCAGCAAGCGGTGCAGAGAAATACAAGTTTTGCGGTGATGCGCTATCGCCCGCAAGAAACAAATGATTGGCAAACTGCGTTACATATTTCGGAGCAGTTGGAGCGGTGGCGGCAGCGATTTGGGTGTAGGTGGTACCGTCATAGACGGCTGCGCGATTAACTCCGTCCACCAACACCATCTTGTTGATTCCCCACGACAAGTTCTCAAATCGTACCTTTTTAACACCAACCATGCTGACGCTACCGGGTGTTGTAATGGCAACCCAGTTAGACGTAGCCGTATTCCAACGATAGAAATAGTTTGTACCCGTCAAAGGGCGACGGCAGGCAAAGATGCCGTCATTAAGCGACTCAAAGATGTTGATCCCGAGAACGTCGCCTTGACCCGGCACAACACCGTATTGATTGGCATAACCGCTAATGCGACGATAGCCACCCGCAATAGATGGCTCGTAGTTGATAAGCTGCAATGCGCCACCGGGAACGCGCTCGCCCTGTGACAGCAAATCTCGGTTGGTGTCTAGACCGCCAAGACAACTAATCTTTAGCGCCTGAATACGATCAGCCATTTGTCACCCTTGGGCCAACAATGTTGCGACGATGCGAGTCGGCAATGTACGTTGATTTAATATATTGGAAGGCGCTGTCATTCATCAACATAATTCGCATCCGCTTAATGCCTTCTTCAAACTTGTTCTTCGCAAGCGTTGCTGCTTGTTCATTGCTTCGAAACATGTATGCGTGATACATCGCACCATCAACAATGATGTGGCGAAATCGCTCCGGTACCGTAGGTACATCGGTCGCATTTACAAGATCGACAGGGACGCGATAGTATTCGTAGACAACTTCATAATCGTTGTCAGGCTTCGGGTAGAAGCCGATTTCGCGATTAGGCGTCAAGAATACATGCGTCGGCAAATCGGAGTGGTCGTCGTTATACTCTTGATTAACAAAGCTGTCGAGATAGTCCTGATACAGCATCACCCTCAACTTCACTGTTTCATTACCATACGTCGCGTCTTCTTTGATGCGAAAGGTTTCCATGTCAACGGTAGACAAGTCATTAGGCAATGCGTATCGGGTGACTCCAGTGGTCATTACAAACTCATCGGTGGCGTGATTAAAAGGCCACTCGTAGTGCGTTTGATGAATGTCACGAACGGCAGCATTAACTGCATCTTTCGTCTGAGCGTGAAACCCCGGAGCCGTTGGGAAGGTGCCAGTATCCAACTCGACTTCGTTAAGTCGGCGGTTTACTTCGTTCACCAGTGCCAAATAGTTGTAAGACATTACTGTTCCTTAATCCTAATCTTAATGTTGCGTTCTGTCGAAATCTGAGGTGACGAATCGTAATTGATTCGACATGTGATGACGTATTCCTTATTCAGAGTGCCTTCGTCCAGATAAATGGTGGCAACGGTTGAGGTGTTGGTAAACGACACAACTTGAAGACCGCTAACTGTCTGACCGACCGTAACGGGCGTCTTTACACCACTGTCGTCAAGAACAAACCATTCGACAGAACCGAGAGTTTTACCGTTAAGAAATCGTGACCAATCTACGCTGTAGTCAAGAGTTTCGTTAGGGTCTTTAGGGGGCCAACGGAATGCCATACTGTTTCCTGTCTTTTCTATGTTATATCATCTCAGCCCCTCTATCAACAGGGGTAACCGACACCGTTTAATTTATTTCTTCTAATGTTAGCGGTGTCGCTCTAACTACGGGTGTTACTGACTGTTGATGGGGTGTCTGCACAGCATCGACCTGAACAGACCGATCAAGGAACAAGACGTTGACCGTTCTGTACTCGTCTTTGTTGTCTACATAGACAATACGGTCTTGCTGCTCAACGAAGACAGTGTTATCTTTTTGTCTTTCTCCCACGGTAACAGTGCGGATAAGAGCTTCAACACCCACCGTCCGATCCAAAGACGGATCTAGCGCATCAACGTACACGGTGCGAAGACGGGAATACTCATCCGCGATAGCACCGAAGTCAAAGATGACACCGGTTGCAGTAATAATGCCGTCGTCAGAAAGAACAGCACTACCTACGATGGAAGTCAACGACCCACCGGAGCCTTCAACAATACCGGCAGCAAGGGGTGCTACAGCCCCGCTAACGCTCGCTGTGGCGTTTCCAATGGCAACCACTGTGTCGACGCTTACAAACGCTTCAGCGCCTGTTACGTCGATATTAGCGCTACCGGTTGCCAATACACTGCCGCCTGTTGCCGTTGCTTGCGCTCCGACAACGACAGCGGTGTCGTCCTTTGGCGAATATGCCAATACGTCGTCAACGCTGTATGTGGCAACATTTCCAAAGGGTGATGCCACAGCGGTGCCGGTTGCGGCGATAATCCCTGCGCTGTATGTACCGGAAACGCCAAAGACAGTTGCGACGGACGAACCAGATGCTTGAACGACGCCTGTGCTCTGTACAAACGAAGCGCCGAGGACAGACGTGTTAGCGTCTGCGCTTAGCGCTATCTCGCCAATGGACAGTGCGACTACTTTGCCAACAACGTTAACTGTAACGTCACTGTATGCAAACAAGTCGTCGTTGGATACAACGACATCGTCGCCCGTGACGGACGCTGAAGCATCGATTCTAACGGCAACGATGCCCGCATCGGTATCAATCGAAGCAGACGGTGCGACCGCTGTAGCCGAGCCGGTGGCGGTAATAACACCGTGCGCCACAACAGCAGAGGCACCGACAATGATACCGGTGGCGTCTACCCTTGCAACAACAATGCCCGGTGTTGACTGTACCGCTTCTCCGACAACTGTCGATGTTGCAGATCCTGTAGCGACAATGCTGCCGGGTGCTAAAGACGACGATTGTCCGAGTACGGACGCTGTAGCACTGGCACGGGCAGCGACAATCCCCTCATCAACGACTACGTCCGCGCCATTGACATATGCGATGGCGCGGTCGATGTTGAGTAGGAGGGTAAGAAGCATTACAGAGAGTCGACTTCTTCTACTTTAATTGCGGTGATTCTATTAACCAAAGGTTCGTAATGCAGATTCCATCCCGGAAAACTCTGTGTAAGCGATTCAAGGTGAGTTTTAATCTGTTCGTATTCTTCTTTGGTTTTACCGTCAATGGTGATTGTACGAGTTATTTTCATACCTATGCCACAATGTCCGTTATTTCAAGCGCATCCAAATCTTGCCATTCTGACCAAGCACTTAGACTTACTCCTAAAACGCTGATGATTACGTCTTTTGTGCGAAACTGAACACGCAGATCGTTAAGAACTGTCTTAGAAGCATCGTTCCACTTCTGAACAACTCTAAATTCAATGATGTTACTTCCTGCCATTTAATTACACCTTTCTAATTGTTGCCTGACGACAGATAAATGTAGCTGTTGTACCGGAAGTGTTAACTTTCAAATCAATCGTGGTGTTTGCTGCGGTTACGACAGTAACAGGTGCGGAAGTGTTAAGAACAGCGTTGTAAGCAACTGCTTGGGATTTACCTGCATGGATAAACGCCTCCGCAGAAGTGGCTGAAGAAAAAGTTAACCTTCCACGAATAAACACGGGAGCACCCGGAGAAGCCGCTGCTGTTGTTCCGTTTGCTTGTGTAAGAACCAATACGTTAGTAGCCCCTACCGACAAAGTAACTACAAGGTTGGTCGCCGTGGTTGTGTTAATAACACGTAAACTAGCTTCAAACTCGTATTCGTGTCCTGCAACAGTTGCTCCCCCTGTTAATGGGAATGACTGGACTGTGGTTAAGACAGTAGAAGCAGAAGCAGTTGGTGCTGTTCGTGTCACTGCGGGACTAGTAGGGACCGTAACAGCGCCGGTTTGTCCGTTGACGCTAGTAACGCCTGTATTGCTGATAGTCACGCCACCCGTGGCTGCACTAACACCAATGCCCGTTCCTGCTGCTACTGAAGTAACCCCAGTGTTGGTAATAACCAAACCGTCAGGCGTGTCTGTCGCCGCAGTGCTAATGCCTGTTCCGCCCGTAATAGCAAGTGTGTCTGACGGAGCATCAGCAGTTGCCGTGCCGGTGTTGCCGGTAACAACAGCAAATGTGTTTTGTGCTACGGCCGTGCTGCTGATAGTAACGCTATCCGTAACATCGTTTGTAGTAATACTGATGTTAGCGCCTGCTACTAGAGTAAGAGTGTCGTTGGCTTGTTCAGCAACTACGTTATTCTGTCCTGCAACAGCAATGACGTTAAAAGCGTTGGCGGCAGGGCCGGTAGCTCCTGTAGCTCCGGTAGCGCCCTGAGCGCCACGAATATCCACAGCCTGTGCTGCGGTGGCTACAAAACCCGTAGAACCGATAAATTGACCAGAGGCGGGCTTAGTACCTTCTCCACCAACCCAATCTGCTACTTGCAAGACCCTGCGCTCACCGTCAGTAACAACTGCAAGGACAGGCGACCATCCTTTAGCGCCGGTAGCTCCCGTTGCGCCTGTAGCCCCCTGTGGGCCTGTTTCACCTTGAATACCTTGAGGCCCACGGAAGTCAACCAAATTACCTTGGGAGTCCTTGAGCTTAGGCATTCCGTTCTCATCAGCAAAGAAACGGATATGCGTGGAAGCCAGTGCTTCGATGCCTACTGAGGCTGCTGTGCGTTTTTTAAGATCAAACATCAGTTTCTCTCACAATATTATCTAAGACTACAAGCCCATCTACGACACAGATTCCTCCCTGTGAAATAGTAGGCTCTCGCGGCGTATACGTTTTGTTGTCGGGAACGTGAGAAGGAAAACTCAGTTCTTCTTGTTGAGGTTGTGCGTAATAACGAAAACCACTCATTCTACGAACTCCACAAAATATGTTGCGGTGCTAGTAAAAACAATCGTCGGTGCTACAAGATTCGCTTTGGGAGTGATCGTTACGCTTGCCCCGGCAGGAATCGTGATTGTTTGTCCACCATTGATAGTCATAGACGCGGCAAGCAATGGTTGAGCAGCAGCAGTTATTTGTAGAATTCGTTTATTTGCTGCAACAGACACCGTTCCACTTGTGCCTGCTAGATACCCCCACGTTCCGGAAACATCCGGCAGTTTACCATCAATACTGCTAAGGCTATTATTTGTAGTGGTTTGATTGGCAGCAGTAGCAGCGCCGTTAAGTGTTCCTAAGTTTGCTGTGACAGTGCCAGATACGGCTTGAGTGGCGGGAAAATTGTTTACGCTAACAGTTCCGCTAACTGCCTGTGTAGCAGGAAAGTTGCTGACAGAAACAGATCCGCTTACGTTAGCGTTGACTGTTTCGAGCGCTGCCAAAGAAGCTGAATCAAGCGCAACCGTACCGGATACCGCAACGCTGTCTTGTGCAGAAGACAAGTTGCGAATGTCCAAATCGGTAGCTGACACAACCTGTGTTGCAGGAAAGTTACCAACGTTTACGGTACCGCTTACTGTTGCCGTAATTGACTCAAGCGCGGCAAGCGTTGCAGAATCAAGAGCAATCGTTCCAGATACCGCCTGAGTTGTTGGGAAATTTCCTACACTAACCGGGACAGGATTACCGGAGTGTACATCGCCACCATTAACGCCATCGCTGCCCAACACCAACTTAACACGTTGGTATTTAACGCCACCAATGTCGTCGGTGGCGACAACGTCGCCGCCTGTACCGGGGTTAAGAGTGGTATTGTCAGCCATTTATCAAGCAAAACGAATCAAGCTAGTCGTATCACTCTTCGCGGGGAAATCAATGGTGAACGTGCCGAACGTTGACGTGATCGTCTGACCAAAGCTGTATACAGCAATTGCAGGCTTACCCGCAGTGGTGTCGTCAAAAATCACAAGCCCATCAGCAGAGATTGTCGCGTTGAGGAAACTGGTATCGGCGGTGTCAATTACAGCCGTATCAGCAACAAGGTCAAGCTGCAAAGTAATCGTTTGACCGTTAAGAGTATAGGTTCCGCTTGCAGACACAGCGTCGGTGCCGACGTTAGTGATTGACGGCGCACCGGTGCCGGGGGTGCCGACAGAGACAAAGTTTTTGTCGTAGGTGCCGGCGTGTCCTGCCTTAATAAGCACGAACTTATATGTATCGGCAGCGTTGAAAATAGAGGCTTGACCAGACAGCGGACGAAGAATGTCGCGCTTGAAAGAGTTGCAAATTGCCGTGGTGATCATTATTTAGATTCCTAAAACGATAAAGGGAAGACCCGTTAGAGCCTTCCCCCTGTTATAGCTTAGTCTTAACGATTAAGCCAGTTGTTCACGATCCACGGGGCCGGGAGCGCTGAACTCGTTGTTGACGTCAGCCACAATCGCCCAGATGCGAGCACGGATGGTGCCGGGGGTACCAGAGATGGTGGTGACAGCATCAACGGTGTCGTTGACGGCAACAAGACCGGCAGTGAAACCGGCGCGGATGGTGCCTGCGGTAGCAGCGTTGACGTTCAGAGCAGAACCAAAGGTGGTCGTGCCATCAGTGATGTTCACCGTGTAGGTGGTCACAGACGGAACGGTTTGCAGCACTTCGATACCGGCAGACAGAACAACGGTTCCTGCGGGGATCACAGGGCCGACAGCGGTGCCAGAGGTGGCGGCGAGGGTAACAACCTTCTCCACAACCTTAGCATGATTTTTGAGAGACTGAGAAGCAGCCATTATTTTTTCCTTTCAAAAGGAGGGAGCCGAAGCCCCCTCTTTAACATCAAGCGACGTTGTACTTGGCGGTGACGATGGCTTCCGGACGCAGAATCTTGCGACCATAGACATGCATACCACGCACGATGTCGGCAAAGCTGTCGGGATCGCGATACGTTTCCGTCTTCGTGATCGTTTCGGCAGTAGCAACCGAAGCTTCGTGACCGGCGACCAGAACACCGAAGTTGGCGTTTTGGTTGGCGGTACCGGCAGTGCCTGCACCCGTACCCACGGCGGGGAGGTTGTTGGACACATACACCTTGAAGCCGTGCAGATTGTTCAGCACCAGACCGTTTTGCAGACCGGAACCACCGAAATCGCTGTTCAGCAGACGGCTGTCCTCATCCTTCAGCATTTCGATGAAGATGGGATCAAGCACAATGAAGCGACCGTTGGTGTCAACGTTCTGCTGATCAAGCAGACGACCCATACGGGCAATCAGCATCAGCGGAGAGATACGATCCGTGGGGATCGAAGACGAACCCGGCAGACGCGGAGCGATGGGGATCGAATGATCACCGGCAGAAGCCGTGGTGATGTTAGCGAACGAACCCTTCTTCAGCTTCATCGTCGGCAGCAGTTCGTCGGCGTCGGCTTCAGCCAGAGCCTTCGTACCGGCAGCGGCGGTGCGAGCAACGGTGGCGACTTCGTTCAGGTTAGCCTGACGGAAACCTGCCATGTAGCCGAGCACGTCTTGGTCGTAGTTGTCCTTCAGACGATAGGCAGCACGGTCAGACGCCAGAGACATCCAGTTGATGTGCGATTGCGACGACTCAATGTCGTCCACCTTGAAGGCGAAATACGCCGACTTGTCCACCACAAGGGTGAAGTCGCTGTCGTCAAGATCTTGAGCCGTGACTTGCGTACCACGGGCATAGTTCTTAACAGCGATTTCGGGTTCCTTGATGATCTTCACCGAGTCGCCCACGTTGGCGATTTCGCCAAAGTAGTCGTTGTTGGTGATGGCTTCAACCACCGAAGACTTACGGAAAGCAAGCTGAACTTGCTTAGAATAGATGACCGGCGAGAAATTACCGGCAGGAAGGTTGCCCCAACCCGGAGCAGCAGCAAATGCCATTTTAGATTCTCCTATTTAGCATTTAAGACTGTCGTGGTTCTTTATCGGGCCTTGCAGACTGTAGGTGGTTAATGCTAATTGCTCTAGAGTTCAATTAGGATTAACGGCTACGCGCTTGGGTTATCGACGCGACACTTGACAGGAACAAAAAAGAGCGTTGCCATTTCTGACAACGCCCCCGTTAGAACAGACTTTTCAGCCTGTGTCAAGCTTTACCGTGCATTTCCGGTAATGTCGTATACAAATTTACCAGAACGCATCGATTTGATGATACTTTCCTGATTTTTTTCATACTCCTGCACCGACATTTTCTGCACCTGACTTTCATAGAAAACACCTTCCTGATCAGCAGTTGCATTCGGAGCAGCGCGACCACGGGTGTTCACCGCTTGTGCCGCCGCCTTGTCTTCGCTGACGCGAGTCTTCTTCGTCATGTTGCGGTCAGCCTTGTACAGATCAATTGCGCGTGCGGCAGAACGATAGTCATCGTCGTTCTCATACAGCGCATCCTGTACCCACTTCGGTTGCTCTTCCGCCCAATCGTGGAAATCATCGCTATCTTCGATCTTGTCGAAGTCGGGATGCATCTTCAACAACTCCACTCGCGCCTTCTCTCGGGCAGTTTCACGCTCAGTCTCATCCACCTTACGCATGCGCTCTTCAAGCGTCTTTTGCGTTTCCTTAGCCTTCTTTACTGCGATGCTTTCGACAATACGATAGACGTCGGGGTACTGCTTCGCCCATGCGTCAATGTCTTCATCACGGGCAGGAAGCTTCATCTGCTTTTCAGTAGACTGCTCAACCAACTTCTTCAGGTCGTCAATTTCCTTACGGAGATCATTTTCGACCTTCTGCGAATGACGACGCAAATCACCATAGCGCTTCTTGAACGTCTTTTCTTCAGCAGAAAGAGTTTCGTCAGAAGGCTCATCTTCATTCTTACCTTCTTCAGCGGGTTGAACTTGAGACTGCTTCATTGCCTCAAGCTCTTCCTCGTCTTTCTTAATGCGATCCTCAAGCGCGTTTCGACGCATAGAGAATGGGGCGACACGGGTTTGTGTCGGAATCACTGCTTCAGCCATTTGGTTTCCTTTCTATGGGGCTATTTGTGGCCGCTATTTGCGGGGAAATAGGTTGCCGTCAACCTAAGTCTGTAGTGTATCACAACACTATTGATTATTGGCGTGAATTTTGTTTGCGCTTCAACATTTCTTCAGTTTGCTCAAGCAAGGTTTGAGTGCGATAGGAATCGTCGTAGTAGCTGTTCTCTTGACGCCCAGAAGACGACGCCGCCGGTTTAACATTAGCAGTATCTTCTTTGAAGTTTCCGCCGCCGCTACTGCCGAAATCACCCATCATGCTCCAATCAAAACCAATGTCAGAAGCATTTCCGCCGAAGTTGCCGGTGACGCCAGTGTCAAAGTCCATGTCGCTTGTCAAAACTCCGAACGAACTGCCGAAGTCGCTCTCTGGCGCACTGTCCATGTCTGACAAACGAACACCGAAACTACCGGCAGCGGGATCATACTTTGCCACAGTCTCACTAACAGCATCGTTCATACTCTTGCCGCCGATCACCGCATTAACTGCCTCTTGCGACGCCGCAGCAATTTGTGAGTCGCTAAGTCCAGTGTCTTTCAATTGCTCATACACATACGAACCAACGTCTGCCGCACGACCGCCTGTACCGGTTGCACCGGCAGTGGCTGCAAAGTTACCACCGTTACCCGGAAGCTGTCCAAGTTGGTCAATCTGCGACATTGCTCCTGCACGACCCTCGGTTGTCGAGACATCAAGACCACCGGCACGCCCAACCATTTCTTGATTCAGGCGTCCAAGGTATTCGTTAACTGCGTTCTGTCCATACTTGTTGACCGCCCAACGAACGCCACTCGTCAGAATGCCGGGAACGCCCATCGCAGCAGCAAGTCCGGTCACAACAGCACTACCGAGTTGCGTTTCGAACTTGTTAAGTCCGCCATACAAATCATCACCGACAATTTCGCCGCCTGCGCCACTACCACCCGGATTGTAAATTAGATCCGAACGACCAAAATCTTTGATATTGCTACCATCATAGGTACCGGCAACGCCGAGTCCAGTACCGTCAGTAGTCTTGTCAGTATCTTTTGTTTTGTCGGTTGTAACAACGGTGTTAATGTCCGAAGTGCCGCCGCCTGTCAAGAGAGTGTTCGTATCTACAACTTGACCGCCGCCAACTTTAACGCCCGTGTTACCGCTTGTGTTGTTGTTAGTGGTTGAAGAAGTTCCGGTGGGCATACCCGTTTGCGTAGCATTGTTGGGCATCGGCTTCATCGGCTTGCCGTTGATGAACGGCATATAGAAGGTCTTGCCTTCAGCGTCATTGAAGTATCGAATATCGAGCGCAGGATTCTTCGGAGCCTTCGTAATATCGTAGTAGGAAGGATTGACGAAACCGCCTGCGTTAAATGCCATCTCAGTCTGACGCTCAGTTTCTTCAGAGTCAACTTCCTTCATAATACCGTCAATCTCGCTCTCGAAATCGTCGTCTTCTTCCTCACCCGTAAAGGCTTCATTGGAGGCTTCACCAACCTCTTCGGCGTTACCCATCTGCCCAATGTCGTTCATGCGAGCAAGACCCTTCTTGGCCTCATCACGCATCTTCATCAGTCGCTCAAGACCAATGAAACGAACAACATCAGCCGGGATGACGAACTCACCCGGAGACAACTTAGCGTCAACGTCGTCCCTTACTTCTTCGGCAAGTGAACCAACAGGGACGTCATTACCGCTGACGGGGTCAACACCTTTGCCATCATCCATCATGCCGCCTTCGGCAAACAACTTCTTTTGATCAGTAGTGATGGCACCAACGCCAACTTTACTGCTGCGTTTCTTTCCGAAGCCCATTGATTTCATCCTTCAATTTCGTAAGCGCATTAAGCGCCACCACTGCGCCTTGAGCGCGATAGATTTCCTGAATGTCTGACGATTGTTCCAACTTGCGACGCTGACCGTCGACATGATGTTCAATCATAGACACAAACGCCTCCCACGTTGGGGAGTGCGTCAACATCGTCAGTTTGTTGAGATATTCTTTGTGTTTCATTGCATCGGGGGTTGCGGTTGCGGTGCAGCACTAAAGCCCTGTTCACCCGGTGTCGGCGCAGTGCCCACGCCAATATTACCACCACCACCGCCGCTAGTGTCAGACACAGGCATCGGCTGCGCTCCCGCTTCCGGAGCAGTCGGCGCAGGCTGCATCTTCTGCAACAGCAACGCTTGCTTCGCCGCTTCTTCCATGTCGTTAGAAACCAACTCAGGATCAAGATCCATCGACTTTGCGATTTCCCTGACAATGTAGGGCAACTTAGCAAACGGAGCCAACACCGGATTCTGTACCACTTGCAAGAACTGCAACAGGCGCTGACTGCGAACTTCGTTAGCCATCAACGACTCAGTGCCGCGAGCATTCACTTCCAGATCGCCAACGATTTCGGGATCAGGATCAAACTGCATGTTGAAGCTAAAGAATGCTTCACCCAAAGGACGCAACAGATAGTCGTCCATGTTTTTAATCACGGTTTTGATGCTGATACTGGCTGCATTCATCAGCATTGAGATGCCGGATGAAGTGCGACCAACCCCGCTTACGCCGGTTTGTCCGTGTGCAAAAGAAGGCATGCCGGTAGATTCGTCAGCAAGCACCCGAGCCTTGTCAAACAACTGCAAGTTAGTTTGAGCGACGTTGGGGAAAGACGTACCGAACAATGCTTGACCGGGAGCACCACCTTGACGACGGAACACTTTGCCGGGATAGACAGTCATATCTTGACCGGGGACGAGGTTAGTTTCGTCAATCTCAAAGACGAGGTTGCCCGACAGCACGGCATTATCCACAGCAAGACGCATGAATCCGTTCATCAGCGTCTGCGTATCGTCCATGTTTTCTGCGACGCCAACACCGAACATCGAATACGGATTCAGTTCATACGGCACAACATAGTACGGAATACGAGCGGGCTTAAAAGGATTGAGGACAAGACGTATGATCTTGCCACCGCTGAACCAGATGTTTGCCTGCAATTCAACGCTGTCCTCAAACTCAGCGGGGATGTCGATTTCGTTTTCGATCAACAGATCGACGTCGACAGCACCCCAATATTCCAACACTTCCCAACGCTCAACGCCCATACTGGGTTCGTAGTCGCTAAGATCATCTTCCCAATACTCTTTGATGTAGTTGGGGCCATCCTGAACCAAAGTGTCAATAACAGACTTGCGGAACATCGGACGACGCTTGAGTTCAAGCATCTGAGTCTTGTTCAACTTGTGACGCTCAATGAAATAAGAAGACTCTTCGACGTTGTTTGCATCGGGATCAACGTAGCTATTCCAGACGCTGACGTGCTGAGCCTTCGGCATCACCTTCATCACCGGCTTATATTTACCGTTCTCCCAACGCGGATATTCCTTGTCGACGGCGAATGGGCCTTTCATAATACCAGTACCGAACAGAGCGCATTCGAACGCGGTGGAGCGGAGATGAGTGGCGGCTTTACTTTCGTCAAGCTGATCACGAATCTTCTTATCCATCTTCCGAGCAGCAACTTGCGCCGGGGAGAAAGTGACTTGCGTGGGTGACTTGCCTGCGCCTTCTTTAACGTTCAAGCCCTTGAAAGCATTCTTCATTGATCCCAACAAGTCGCTGATGCGAGTACCGGGAGGAAGCGGCTTGCTTACGTCAATTTGAGGCGGAACTGGTTGACCCTGTGCCTTACGCTGTTCTTCTGCAACATCGATGTGGACATGCTCCGCAATACCAATCGGTTGCGGGGTTGGGTCAACCGAAAGCGGAAACTTGCTGCCGGAAAACAGAACATCGATGATCTGACCATACGCTGCCAACACTTTCGTCTTCGTAACCTTGATGAAGACCTTAGACTTTTCAGTCTCAGTAAACTTCATATCGGGGCCATAGATGCCGCGATAGTTGCGATAGGCGCGAAGCCAACGCTCTTCGTCGTAACGACGTGCCTGCTTGGAGCGGCTATATCGTTCCTTGACAAAACTGATCAGCGATCCACCAGAGAACGCGGTTTCCCCGCTGTCATCCGGCAGGGACATTGCTTTGTCGTCAATGAAATTTTTATCGTCACGAATTGCCATGAGAGTGTCCTATGCTAGTAGCCGAAAACGGGGTCGGCAGGGGTTATACCACGCGATTGCTTATTCGGGTCAAAATCAAAGATGCTTGCACTGCGCGGACGTGTCATTACTCCATACCGAAGAGCGTCGTAAGTATGGTCGTTTTTCACTTTGGTGTCAATATCCTCTGGATTTGATTTATCCAAAGGAATAGACGGAAGGTCTGCAATCAGTTGGGTACAGTTTTCAAAGATGGTGAGTCGGGGCTGATTAGTAAACTGATCGATTTGTAGACGTCGGTGGATTTCGTTCTTGCCGGAAATGCGACTACCGGCACTGCGATCAGAAGGTCGCCACTTACACCCCTTCAAGATCATGCGTTCCGCGATGGACGGCCCAGTATCGCCACGTTTATGCCAACAACTACTATCCAAAACACCATAACGAATGCGCTCACCCGACTCCATATTCAAAATCAAGTCTGCCAAATCTTCGGCAAGCACCTTTGTAACATAAAGTTCCCTATAGACGACAAGAGATTCGTCAGGTGCAACAGCAAACCACAGCACAGCAGTGAAACTACCATAACCATAGTCACAAGCACGAAAACGGGGCCAGTCAGAGGGAATAGAATAAGGCTCAACAACGTGAATTGAACGCTTAAACTCCGGAAAAGCGGCACCTTCAGCAACATCCCAATCTCCTTCAAGCAATTGTCGCCGTTGATGCTCCGGTAGCGACAAAAGCATTGTCTCATAGTCACCAGATTTGGTCAAATATGGGTTGTCAACAAGTCGGGCAGGGATAAAACGACGCTTAAACAGAGGCTGACCCGCTTTACTGTGCCCTTCCGGGTACACCATAGTCTCGCCTGTATCAACGTCGGTTGCCCAAAATGACTCACCGGGTGGTGAAGGGTCGATAAACATCTTCTTCACCCACGAATGACCTTTGTTTCCGGGGTTAGTAGACGCTCGCATGTACACCGGCAAGTCAGAGGCGGCGGTACGAAGACGGGAACGCATGTAATTCCACGCAAAAGGCGTAGCCCACTGCGTCAATTCGTCAAAACCAATCCAACTAAACGACAAACCTTGATACCGCAACACGTCTTCGTCGCGGTCTAGATAGGACATCCACAGTCTGCCTCCGCCCGGCACTTCCCATTGAAACTTTCGTTCGCTCCATTTGATGCCGGGAATGATTTTTGGATACATTTCCTGCGACTTCCACACCAGTTCACGAAGTTCTTCAGTGGTGTGACGCAGAAGCAGGCCAGAAAACTGCGGATGCGTTATATATCGCAACGGATCGGCAAGCATTGCATAAGACTTACCGCCACCGGCAGCACCCCCATACAACACTTCGCGCTCTGACGCAGCTAGAAACGCCGTTTGAGGGCCTGCATTGGGCTTGAAAATGACGTTTTCAATCTCTACGCTTGGGTATTGGATGTCTGTCGTAGAGACTTGTATAGGGTTCTTGGTCGAAGAAGACGGTGCGGTCTTTTTTGCCGAGGGTTTCTTCGTATACTTTCGCTTGTTCAAGCGCGGCTTTGTATCTTCCGGCAAGGGCGAGATAGAAATTGTACTTATGCTTTCGTCTTTTTTCATCTCGTATCCTTTTTCGTAAACCATCTAGACTGATGGAGCGTCCTGTCTCCTTTGTAAGCCACGCTGCAACTTGCTTGTATGTGTAACGCTTACAATACTCTTTCGCCTTTTCAAGCGCGTCGAGTTCTTTCGGTATGGGAATATACCACGCCGGATCATCTTCATCGACCCGGTATCCAAAAGGAATGCGTGGTTCCTTTCGCAGCCGTGGTATCTTAACGTATTCAGTACGCTCGACGGGCTGCGGTAATATCCAACTTCCTAACAGATTTCTAGACATTTACTCCGAGGTGTCTTTGGGCGGCAAAATCATAATGCCACCCGTCGATTGTACCTCAAGCTTTTCAGTCTTGACAACACCGCTTCGATCAAGCAAATCCTTTGCAGCAGCAAGCTTTTCCTTGATACCGAGTTCTGTCGGATCATCGATGCCGCTAACAACTGCCATAGCCGCTTTCGGTGCATGCATGGCGATGTATAGCTGCGTTGCCTCAATGATGTGCTCCTTGAGACTATTCATCAAATCCTTCGTTGGGTAGTTCTTGCTGTAACCCGCCATCTCTTTGGCGACAACGGGATTACCATTAGCTTCACCCAACAAGGCGTTGATGAATTTCTGTTGTTGTTCGTTAGGTTGTGCTTTAGACATTATTCTGAGTGAAGTGTTCTTTAATCTTCAAGGTGACAGTTACGGCACCATGAGTATTCACCACCGCCCTAATTTTACTTCCGCGAGACAGGAACAGAAAATTCTCAAGTTGAAAATATCCGTACCCGGCAATAGGACGCAGATGCAGAATGGTATACCACTGAGCAGTGACATTATCATACCACTCAACCGTCACATCAGCGTTGGTATTGGTGGTGTTGGTAATCAACATAGACTCTACTTCTCCGACAAACTGAGAAGGAGCTACATAGACATCAGAAGGCGTTGTTGTCAACACCTTCGATGTGCTTCTCGGATAGTAAAGTTCTTGTCTCACTTCTTCTTAGTCATCCCGCCACAAGCCATCTTCGTCTTACCCTTACCCTTCATGGGCATGGCAATCATAATGGCAACACCGGCAGCGGGCTTCTTGCCCTTGACAGCACCACCCTTAGCCATCTTCGTCATCATACACTTGCCTGCCTTCATGCAAGCAGCGGGGTTGGGACACTTAGCACAAGTCTTCATTATTTCTTTCCTTTCACATTGCCACCCTTAGCCATCTTCGTCATCGGCTTAGCAGCGGGTTTCGCCTTCATACCTGAAGTGTTTCGACTATAAGGATTCTGAGGCTTTTTCATTCCGGCATACATTGTCGGGACGCTTCCGCCCGTCGCCATAGCCACCTTCTTCTTAACAGCACCACCCTTAGCCAACTCGACAGCCTTCTTGCGGGTGTCGTCGTCGATGTTCTCGTTCTTGCCTTCGCGCACAGACGGCTTAGGCGAAGAAGCCATCTCCGTTGTATAGCGCTTGCCTTCCCATGTAAACGTCTTCTTTTCGTCCTTACGCGCAGCAGCGAAGGCTTCCTTGAACGTCGTCTTCTTCTCGGCGGGCTTCGACTCTTCGTCATCGTCCATAGAGCGCGACGCAACGGCAACACGCTTAGGCGTCTTGTCTTCTTCGTCGTCACTCATACGACCACGGGTGCGCTCAGCTTCACCGCGTGCCATACGACCGCCTTCATAGCCTGCTGCCAACGCAGCACCACCGGCAGCAGCACGACCACCAGTGCGGATAGCAGCCCTACCACCGGCTTCCTGCACGCTTTGACGGGCAGCACCACGCACGTTGGGTTCATCATCGACGTTCAACGCACGACGCATGGAAGCAAGGTCGCTACGCTGTGCCGACACGACGTCTTCAGTCATGTCAGGGGTCAGACGATTTTTACCTTTGTTGGAGGCGCTACCGAAGGTGCGACCCAATCCTTTGCCGACAAGTTTACTCAGAGCCATTTCATTTCTTCCTATATTTTGCAGCCTTAGCCGCTACAGATTTCGGTTGGGCAACGAATTGCTTACCCTCTTTGTTACCCGCCGCTTTTGCAGCGTTTGTTGCCTTCTTCTCTGCCGGGGTCAACGCAGACCATGCAGCCTTTGGCAAATATCGTTTCTTTCCCTCTGACGGCTTACCATCAGACGTCGTCCATTCCTGCTTCGTCCATTTCGTCATGGACTTCTGCGCTTCTGTCTTCTCGCCGGTGTAGCCACCGCCCTTGTCTTTGTAGATTTTGCCTGCAAGCTGCGCCTTGCGTGCGCTCCATTCACCGGCATCACCGCCCTTTGACGAAGCCTTCACTTGACTAACAACGCGCTGCCACAGCTTTTCGTTGGAGCGTCCCATTATTTTAAGCTTCCGTCTTTTTTACGCTTGACGCTTCGATTGGTAGAGGCGGCAACAACGCGAAGATTGGAAGAAGCATTGCCACCGCCTTTCGACAAAGGGCGCTTATGATCTACGTCTTTACCATCGCCCTTCTTCACCTTGCCTTCGTTCATCATGTCAGCACGGGCTGCATTGCGAGCAGCACGTTGTTTCACCCGCTGCGGCTTGCTGTCTTTTTCCCATTGCAACTCGGCTTTGTAGTTGCGCTTGCCGTCTTTCATGAATGGCATATCAGCAATTCCACGCTTTCAAAGACAACGCCTTGCGTGTCGGCTTACCTTTGTCGTCCTTCATAGGCCCCGGCATACCACTCATCCGAGCACAAAACGACTTACGACGCTTAGCGTCTTTCTCCGTCTTCGGATTTGGAGCAGGCGGCTTCAAGTTGCCACCGGTTGCTTTGTTGTACGAAGCTCTCCCTTTAGCGTTTAAGCCGCCTTTGGGGTCTTTTCCTTCCTTACGTTGCCATGCCGGTGTTTTCATGTGTCGCGTTGTAGCACTAACAGAAAAAACAAGCAACACACCCTCTTTTGGTTAACAGAAAATGTGTGCTGTGTTGTTTCTATAGAGGCTATGTAGCTGCCGTGTTTGGATCGGCAGACTACATAGCTGCTATCACTTACGACGTCTATTCACTACGCCTTCATACCATCCTTCTTCACGCATCGCGGCGTCGACAGCAGGAAGAGGTATCAGCAATCCCGTATGTTTTTCTAATGCTGCTCTAACATAATAAACATCAGAATGAAAACCAACAGTTTTTACTTCTTCACGGTGTTTACTTATTTCTTTCAGTACATTCGAAGCATAACTATGAGGCGGTGAATTAACAAGTTCACCGAGTTCTGCTCTTGTTTTGAAACGCATAGAAATATCCTTTCAATAACGTCAACGCTATCGAAGAGGAATATTAGCAATATTGAGTTGTTTTGTCAAGCAACATTGACAAGTATTGATGACTATCTTAACTAATAACGTTGATGTTTACTTCATCAACAAGCATCAATTATTTCAATGTTGCTTATTAACTTTCTCTAACGTCTATTAACAATGAACTTGTTCGTTAGGAATCGTTAACATGTGTTGCTGTGTAGACGGACTTAGCCTTCCTGCTAAGCCTTTACACAGCGGTGTTATTGTGGACACCACCACGACTCGGAAGCCTTTCGACATTAGGACGCTGCCTTCGCCATCCTGTTGCGCTGTTTCAATGTCTATCCCGTGGTAGCGCTCTAACGACTGTCGTCGTTGTTGATCACCACCGTTAGCCGTCTGATCAACATCGCCAGTTTTACACAGATGTGGTGTCGGTGTCAACACCTTTCGGTGGCAATAAATGGGGACAGAGTCATTTTCGTTGCAACCTAGACGTCAACATCCTTTGTTTTTTAAAACACAAGCGAAACGATGTCGTTTTGGACAGGCTTTGGCGACAATGTTGCGATGTTGTCTATAAGTGGGCTATAAAGGGCTGTGTAGCTGACGTGTTCAAGCGGTGCAGACTGTGGCGTGTGTGCGGGGTGGTGTAGAGCTAAGTTGTTGATGTTGTTGATGTAGTATGTTAGTGATCGCTAACTTAGTTATAAAAACCTAATCTGTGTGCTTGGCTGTATATAGTAGCGCGCACACCCCCCACTGGCCCACGCCCGCCCCCTCGCTCGTAGCAGCAAAGCTGCCGTGTGTGTGCGTAGCGTGATCGCGCATAATGCGCTGCGTAGTACGATCTCGCGCACAGGGAATTCCGTTAGGAATCAACGACTTAGCTCTATGTCTATGACATAAGTCGGAGCGTCGTAAAATGGGGAAAATCATATGTTAGTGGTCACTAACTTAGACGGTGTTGCCGAACCTTCGGTTCGATGTACGCTAACGACTACGTCGTCCTACAACACACACCCCCTACGTCGCGTGTCCACATGCGCTAACGCATAACGTCAAACGCATAACGTCACGCGTCACAGCACGCGCACACGCGCAGCAGCTTCGCTGCCAACGACGTTGCCGAAAAACCCCACAGTTGACTCGGGTATTGTTTGTCGCTACAGTCCGTTCCCATCGACAGCAACACGGTGTTGCAGTCGCTAACGATCCTGAAAGGATATACATCATGACGAACGAACACGCCAAGTCACTTCGTGAAGCTACCGCCGGTTTGCTGAAAGCAACGTTGGCTTATGCTAGGACGGAAGATCAGAAGCATTACCATCAAATGGTAATGTGGCAGAATCGAATTTGGGTACTTGCAAAGCAAGTCGCTGAGGATGAAGCGACTGAGCTTGCCGAATAACCCGACACTTGACAGGGGC